TAGCAGAATACTGTTGTACAAATGCGGTAGTTATTTGTGTAGACATTTAAATCTCCTATTAGTCACACTATTGCATTTATACTTCTTGCGATGCGCTACCCTTACGGACACTTCTCGACTTTTTAGCTGTCGTAAAGCTATCGTCTTTCCGATTGTCTTTTGGACGGCAAGAACATAACTCACCGCTACCCTGATAAACCCAATCCCAAACCTTATCGGCTATAGGTGTTGGGTCTAATATATCGCGTGGTGAACAATTATCTACCACCATACGCATAACTTCTATTCTGGCATCTAGGATTGTTTCTTTATCCATAAATCATGCCGTATAATTCTTGCACTCTTTCAATCGCCCTTGTTCTTGCAACAACATTTTTTCTATCTGTGTATTCAGAAGAAGACATAATAGAATCTATTTCTGCCTGTGCTTCTTTTGGTGTCATCGCTCTACTAGAGGTTGCATTTGTAATTGTGTCTTCGCTGGTAACACTTTGCCTGAAATCCGCAATATTTGCAAATGCTTTAATAAATTCAGGGTGATTCCCCAACTTAGTACCATCTGCTAACTGCCATTCCAGCATCTCTGGACTGCCAAATTGATTTATTACTTGACCAGCTCCAGCAATTTTTTGGTCATAAGCTTGGCCCCATTCTTTTTTAAGATTGTTTTCAACTTCTTCGCGCTGAAGTTCCATTTGTTGCCCAGCTTGTTGCTGGGAAGAATCTGCCAAACCTTTGTAGTAATCTAAGATACCGCTTGCTTGTTGCGGTGTAAGATTGAGTTTATGTGCAACGTCTTTATAAGATGTGGCTACTTCTTCTGTAATTACGTTTCCGTCTACAGCAAACTCATAAGCGTCTGCACTCTCTGGTTTCCCCAAATAGTTGTAAATCGCTGATAGCTGTTCTTCTGACGGATTCTTAGGCGCTGGTAGTTTGTCTGCGCCTATGAGTTGTTGGGCGTTGATATATGACTTAGCCAAATTGCCAACATCTTTAATTGGTGAAAGGCTTGGATGTTCGCGTAAGTCTTCTGGAATCATATTTAAAAAATCGTTACCAGAACCGCCTTGCGCTACTTCTGCTGGGGTTTCCAACAGTGTGCCTTGTGGCTGGTCTACCTGTTCGACTGCTTGTTCTGACATTATGTCTCCTTAATAATCATTTGATGGATGTGTAATATTGTGGCGCGTTTGCCCTCTTCAAATGTAGTGGCATTAGCATCGCCAGCTACATAGCTTGTCCAGTGGTAGTTACACCGCTTTTCAAGGTCTTGTAACACTTTTACTCCAGCTTCTGTGCTGAATATATCAGTGTACATTTGTTTAAGTTTTTCTTGTTCTTTTATTGGGTCAACCATAAGTTTTCCATATTTGTTCTTGGGTTAAATCAAGCTCATCTTTTTTTTGTTTGTTTCTAGCATTAATTTTATGCGTTTCTATTTGTTCAACTAAAACATATCGATAAACATACTTTGTATTGGTAAATTGAAAATGCAAAAGAAATGGAGGCTCTTTATACTCTCTACCAAAATTGTATGGGTCAAAATCAGAGATTGTCATTATTTATTTAGTTTTCTTACCACGTCTGTTATTTCTCCCTGTTCTTGATTTACTCAAATCATTATGCAAAGGCGAAAAAAATTTTTCTTTTGCTTTCTTTCTAAAAGCCATCCTTTTTCTTCCTTCTGTCGAAATTTTAGTATCATTTTTAGTTGTTCTAGTTTTCTTTAAAGAAGACCCTCTTGAACCATATCGTAATCTCATTTTTGAACCATCCTAACTGCTTGCGCTGCTTGAGCTGTATCTGCTACGTCTTGTGATACTGCCTCACGCTCTGCCATTTGTTGTTGCATAGCCGCACGTTCTTGTCTTACCTGATTAACTTCGCGTTGTGACTTTAACGTAGTCTTAGGAACGCCAAGGGCCTCAGTAATGTGTCGCACTAAACCATCTGGGTCTATGTGGTCTCCAACAGGTAATGCTTGTGATAATGGCATTAATACTTCAAGTGCTTTCAATGTATTGTTAAGACTGCTAGACTTTTGCGCTCTTGCTAGTGGCGATACGTATTCTATATCCACATCCTGCCCCTGTAATATTTCAGGAGCTGGTGCAAGTAAATTGTCTCTAACCATTAACGCAAACACCCTGTCTATAAGCGGACGTAGCATCTCATTCATTAGCCTTCCAAGCACAGGCCCAATTACCCTCATGCGCTCTTCTTGCCTTTGAATAACCTCTGTTGCTGTCATATTAGGTGAACCGCCAACAAGTAACTGGTCTACATAAAAGGCGGAACGTATAGCCTGTCTGCGCTGGTCTTCCATAGAAAGTCCAATAGGTATGTTAGCGCCAGTGTTTAGCGGTGTGATTGTGTCTCTTGAGCCAGCCCTATAAAAGTTTAGACCGCCTGGTTGAGTTCTAATAGGCAGTAAGAAACCGTCATCTGGCACTAGCAATGGTGGGTCAATCATCTTTTGTGCTGCCTGTATGATTGTTTTAGACATTAAGTTAAGCATTTTAACGTCTGGTAGTGCAACCATTGCAGGAGAACGGCCCATAACCTCGCCTGTAGCCTTCAAGAAACGCGGCACAACGTATGGCAACTCCTCAAAGCCACCTTCTGCCATCTTCATTTTTGTTTCTACGCATATATAAACAGACATAAATGGCATGTTTAGGTTATCTACTTTGCGGATATCGCGCTCAATACGCGGTGTTACACAATGCAAAACCTCTACTTGCTCGTCTGGTTTCTTCTCGTAAACCTTTTTAATATGTTCGCTTACGTTTTCCATGCCAAAAGTCTGGACAGCAGCAACAGCACTCAGGCTATACTTTCTAAACACTGTGTCTACAATGCCGTGCTGGTCTTCTTGCACATAAAACTCAGAGATGTGCCGAGTGCTACAACGTAAGTTTCCCTTGTCCATCTCTACAAACATACACCCAGTTCCAAAAACAACTAGGTCTACGTACATCTCATGTACTTCTGTCTCAAAGTTAGATTGATTAAAAGCCCTCATCATACGCATGCTGGTGTCTTGCAACCATTCACGCACTTCATCATCACGGTTTAGCTCTGTATCCTTTACATCTAAGTGGAACCAAGGAGATGCCCCACTTGTAAGCATGCCGTGCAAGGATGCTGATAACAGGTCTACAGCTTGTAGCGCAGTGCCATCATAGATTTGCTCCATACGCTTTTCACCACTTAATGAGACTTTTAATATAATCTTCCATTACTTTATCACGCCAGTAGAGCTTTGGCCCTCTTGTAATGCGCCAGCTACAATAGTAGAGCCTCTGCCTTTTCTGCTTTTTCTCTGCTGAAGCATTGCCTCTTCAGACAAAGCAGAAGCCCTAGCCATATCCACTGGAGGTGGAGGAGGCGGTGGGGGTGGTGGTGGTGGTGGTGCTTTAGGTGTTAAAAAACTCATTTACTTGCTCCTTATAATGTAAATGGATTGTAATCATTCACCGCAACTTGTTGCGGAGGCTTCGTATAATTTGTTCTATTCTCCAGCCCAGTAGCGAGATACCGA